ATGCTTCATACTACCAATCCCGTCATTAAACACAAAGCCGGTTTGCTCAATCTGGCTGAAGAACTCAGTAACGTGTCGAAAGCCTGTAAAATCATGGGGGTCTCTCGCGATACATTTTACCGTTATCGTGAGCTGGCCGATGAAGGCGGCGTGGATGCGTTGATAAATCGCAGCCGTCGCGCTCCTAACCTTAAGAACCGTACCGATGAGGCCACAGAGCAGGCTGTTGTTGATTATGCTATCGCATTTCCGGCACACGGTCAGCATCGGACCAGTAACGAACTGCGTAAACAGGGCGTTTTTATCTCCGGCAGTGGTGTCCGTTCTGTCTGGTTACGCCATAACCTTGAGAATTTCAAAAAACGCCTGAAGGCGCTGGAAGAGAAAGTGGCCCGCGATGGCATTGAACTGACCGACAGCCAGATCGCCGCGCTGGAACGTAAAGCCAGTGATGACGAGGCCTGTGGTGAGATTGAAACCGCTCATCCGGGTTATCTGGGTTCACAGGACACGTTCTATGTGGGCAACCTGAAAGGCGTCGGGCGTATCTATCAGCAGACGTTCGTTGATACGTACTCGAAAGTGGCTCATTGCAAGCTCTACGTCACTAAAACACCGATTACGGCGGCTGATTTACTGAATGATCGTGTACTGCCGTTTTATGAGTCTCATGGCCTGCCGATGCTGAGGATACTGACAGACAGAGGTACAGAATACTGCGGCAAAGTGGAGCAGCATGATTACCAGCTTTACCTGGCAATAAATGACATTGAGCATACGAAAACGAAGGCAATGTCACCGCAGACCAACGGCATCTGCGAGCGGTTCCATAAAACGATACTAAACGAGTTTTATCAGGTGACGTTCCGCAAAAAGTTATATGGTAATCTTGAAGCATTACAATCGGATCTTGATGAATGGCTGGCTCACTATAATAATGAGCGAACCCATCAGGGGAAAATGTGTTGCGGCCGGACGCCGATGGAAACGTTACTTGATGGAAAGCGCATCTGGGCTGAGAAAAATTTAAGCCAGATGTAATCTGACAGATACCTGTATAAATAACCGGTAACTGTCAGATCAGGTCTGAGCTAATACATTTTGTGGCATGTCAGTATTCGCCTTGTTTGCTGCCGGGTACTGGCATGTTGCAGTTGAGTTTGTTGTCGAGTTATCCCCGAACCACAATTTGTTATGTGACGCTATCCCTGACACGGCAGATCCAGAGCACTGAATGACGTTAATTGCATCCTTAAACATGTTGTCAGCAATTCTGATATTCTCATACTGTGAAAGCCATGGAGTTGCTCCGTCATCTATCAGCATTGTTGCTGTACCAGCCGTTCCTGGTGTGGTTGATGCCACGTAGTTGCTTGTAAACTCAGCATAACTAGTTCCTGTTGCCTTGGATACTCCAGTCTGTAACTGATCAAACATATAGCCACCTAATTGAACATTACCTCTTACAATTAGATTCTTCGGTGTATAACCCGCCTGGTGGAATTTAACAACACGAGAACCGCAATTGTAGAACTTGTTTTCGAAGAATGAAACCAAGCAATTTGAAGAGCACTTTATCCTGATAAGTGACGGGCCATTTGTAAACTCATTACCTTCAAAACCAATAAAATTCATTAACCCTACGCTGGTTGATGTCATTACGTCAATGAACGGAATTGATGTAAACCCAGAAAAATACGAAACCTTATTGTTTATTACTCTAAGTTCTGTTGCTGCTGCACCAGTTGCAAAGTTTACGTTTGATACATTGCAATTCGTTAATTTAATTCTGTTGAAATTTCCTAAAGCAGCAAACCCAACAGAAGATATTGATTCTGATCTCATTGTTACACCATTGAATTCAATTTGGCTATTTGATGACGCAACTGATGAATCTTGTGCAAACATGAATGTCGTACCAGTTGTTGCAATTAAACCACCAATAACTTTGAATTCACAGTTACTCATTTGTGCATAATTAGTCATGAACAATGGAGCTATCATGTCATTATTGCTGAGTGTTATGGTTGCAGATTCTATGACAACGCCAGGAGTACCGATTAACATAATTCTGTCATATGCCCTGATGGTATTTCCTGAAACAACAAGCGTCCTCATCCATCCAGTATCAATCCACGGAGTAGTAGATGTACCGGGAACTATGTGGATTCCTGCGCCCTGAGTTTGAATGTTGTTTCCAGAAACGGTGATTTGCCCCCATGGAATATTACCGCTAGAACCAGGCATATCGAGGACGATAGCATTATCTAAAACATCAAGGTTGTTTCCTATTATTGAGAAACGAGTGAAACCACAACGTCCTTTTATGCATCCATTCCCCCTTGTGTTAACCCTGTTTTTCATAGAGTTACCGATTACGGCAATCTCTTCAACAAGTGCTCCTAGGCCAGAAGATGCAAATGTAGCTCCAGCCGTGTAAACAGCATGATCATACCATCCGTCCATTGTGTTGCCCTGGATGCGGATGTTTCTCATGTTCCCGCCAATGCATGAACCGGGCGCGTCATAGAATACGCAGTCAAATATCAGAACCCCACCCAGTGAGTATCTGTGATCTGCCCATGTGACATTGGGCACCGGAGTTTTAACTCCGTCTGGAGTGTTATTGTATGGTTCGGCATTAGTTGGGCATATGTCGATATACCTTGTTTGATCTGGTATTGATGTGCCAGAACCAGACGCGCCGACCTCCATGTTTCTTGCGTTACCATCAATTCTGATGCCGTGAATTGATATGGTCCCATCAGCGCCAGTGGCAATAAGCAGAAGGTTAGACCGGTCCTGCAATGGATCTATGTCTGTGGTTGAGCCTGGCACAAAGTAAGAACGCTGGCTGCGAACGATTGTTGCCCCGCCATCACCCCATATAGATGTGCACCCCGTCCAGACATTAACCTTTGCATCAAATACATAATCGCCAGGAGGGAAGAAAACACCACATCCTTTTTCTGCAGCTTCATTTACTGCAAGCTGAACAGAGGCGTTGACGTACTTAATGCGATCTCTTGCAAACACTGATGCCACCTCATCATCAGTCATATATTTAGTCGCAAGAATACTAGGGGTCTTCTCTACGTACTCATCAAGAGTTCCATATCGGGTGTTTACAAGAGAACCATTGCCATTAGCTAATTCAAGGCGCAACTGGTCAGGATCGTATTTCAGTACATTAGGATAATAAAACTGCTGTGCCCCGTACGCATCATAAACAGCCATAGAATGGCCTTGCACAGTTACAAACTTGGCAATCTGCCCGTTATATACAGGATATCCAGCAGCATTGATAACGATTGGCTGTGACACTTGAACATGTGTACCATCTTCTCGTTCCAGATATACCGGAATCTGGTTTTCAGGATTTACCGGGTCAGTGTCAATCTTTCCGATATAAATCTTGCCATTAGCATTTGCTTTAAATGAGCGAGCTAAAGTAAATAATTGACTTGGTTGTGATACAACGATATTTGGCGTGATATCTGGCATTGATTTGCTCCAGGCATAGAAAAGCCGTGCAAGATATAACTTGCACAGACTTGCATTAAATTCGGTTAAAATTAGTTAATTACTCTTGGTGGTGGATTAGCGATGCAAAAAGATCTGTTAAATATTACGTTCTACATATTTGGTTTTTGCACATTTCTGGTACTTGCGAAACTATTCTGACAACGCATCAGACTTCGCCCCCTGCGTCAGAGAGTTAATCGCTTTTTGCGCTTGCTGCATAGCTTTCTCAAACGCTGTTGATCCGCGTGGAGTGTTTGCCATTCGGAGCATTGCATTTCTGAATGGCTCGCTCTCATACGCGCGAGTAAGAAGGCCATAGCTTACTGCTGCGCCAGTTGTCGCCGGGTTAATTGCTGTACCATATCCGATGATGAAGGGGATGGTTTGCTGACCTGTCGGTGTTGTTACTGCCGCTTTCGCTGCCTGCTGAGTGGACTGCAGGTAGTTTTTCAATCCTTTCAGGTAAGCAGCATCCTGACCTTTAAATGTGATGCCAGTCTGGTTTTGTAGGATGTTAAGCTGGCGAAGGAACTGGTCAGGGGATCCGCCTGATTTCTCCATCGCCTTGCCAATGATGCCGTTGCGCATTTGCGCCCTTCCAACGCGACCAACTGAATTATACAGCGTCTTAATTTCCGATTTGTTCTTGCTGAATAGCATGTTGTTGACAACTTCCGGCGTCAGATCGCCTTTCATGAGAACATTCTTCAGCCTGGTATTCTTTAGTTTCGCCGCTTCGTCAGCGTAGACGGCATTGGCCTGCTGATATTTACGGAGAATATCGTTGCCAAGATTCTGATCAATGGCACTATTGATATCGTCGGTCATTGCCTTGTAAACGCGCTGAATGGCTGCATCGGAACGGTTTGGTAACACTGGTCGCTCACCCTTCACGTCCATTCTGAACTGGCTGCGCAGATCGCTTAATTGCTTCAAATCCAGATTTACCGGACCATCAGGACCAGCATTGCGAACAAGCTCATCACGATATGACTGAAGTTTTGAAATCGTCTCGTTATCAGCTACCTTACCAAGCTTCTGCAGGTTAGATATCTCAGTATCAATCTGCTGAATTGCTCGTGCAGGATGAATGTTTACTCCCGCCATAGCATTCTGAACCTGCTCAAGTCGATTACCTGCGGCTAGACGAATTCCTGATGTTTTCGCTTTAAGGCTGTCAATAACAACCGCTGGATCATACTCACCGAATTTATCAGCAAATCTCTGCACCAACTGGCTTCTCGCTTCCTGTTGCGTTGCTCTCATTCCGCTTGTGCCAGCTAGGGGGATATTTTCTGCTGTCGTCTGCGCCATTTTTTCGACGCGGGAAGTAGGTTGTAACAGGTCTGTGGTGTGCAGAGGCACTCCTTCACGCTCTGCAAATCTGATAGCCTGTTGCGCTTCTGGTGCTATCGCACCACGAACGCCACGATAAGCAGCACCTAATCCACGTCCGACAGCGTTAATAGCGCCGCCAGCCAGAACGCCAACGCCTAAATCGGTGGCGAGTGCTTCCGCATCATCTTTCGTACTGTTTGCAGCAAGTGATCCGACTGCGTTTTCTGCGAGAAGTCGTGTTGCCCCCTGAGCAATTCGACCAGCAAGTGTTGGTGCCTGTGTTGCCGCTCTCTCAACGCCAGCAGGAGTGAGGTAAGGCAATGCCTCAGCAAATACCCTTCCTTCTGTCGTTTGTGGAGTCAGCGAGCCTTGCTGAAGGCCAAAGTCCTGCTCTAATCCCTGCGTTGTTACTCGTGGCGCTGGTTGATATGTCCCATCGCCAATGCCGAGTTTACCGCCAGCCCATGCCGCCGCGCTTGTCACAGCATCGGTAACTGATGCAGGTATGTTTGCCACGTTTACACCAGCCTGCACCAGTCCGCGACCAGTCTCTTTTACTGCTTCGCCAAGATCAGACATAAATCCACTTTGCTGTGGTTGTTGCTGTGCTACTGGTTGCTGTGTCTCCACTGGCTGCACAGATGGCAATGGATAGGCAGCATAGAAAGCTTGCTTAGCCTGCTCTGCATTTTCTCCGGCTTGAGGGGCCACGACTTCATTGAAGTATTGCTCCTGAGCCTGCGCTTTTTGTTCTGGTGCTAACGCCTGATACTGTGGAGAGGCGATAACATCTTTCCATGCTTTAGCCATTAATCACCCCATAGTGAAGAAAAGTTGCTGCCAGCAGGAGATTGTTGTCCTAGCGCATTCTGTACCGGCTCCTGATAATCAAACTGTTTTTTAACAGTGCTTAACTTACTTTCAAGCTGATTTCGAATCTTTCCGATAGAGTCACGAAAAGCTTTTTCACTCATTTTGGGACTTAGAGCACCAACTGCATCGGATAATTTTTTACCCTCAGCATCCGAGAGAGCACCCATCCCCTTCAGGGACTGCACCATAGGAAGGAAAGTTTGAGCTTTAAAGGTGTCGAGCCTTGCTTCAAAGTTAGCTGCATCAGAACCAGGAACTGTCGGAAACGCTGAGCGAATGCCTACTGCTTTTGAAAGGCCGGGGCTTTGCTCTATCTCGTTGAGAGAATCAAGCGCAGTGCTGAACGTATCAACTGCGCCCTGAGCGGCGGCCTGTCTGTCAGCCTTTGCTATTTCTGCCTTCTGACGAACATCAGCTTGTTTCTGCTTAAGCTCATCCAGTTTTATCTGGTTAGTCTCTCTGGCGATTTGACGATCGAGAACCTTATCCTGTAATTCTGCTCTCTGAATTTCACGCGATAGCGCCGCGTTCTGAGCGTTGATGTTTTGCCCGCGTACAGTGATATCTTGCCCGCGTTGCTGAAGAGCTTCTCCAGCCTGATTGCTGCGGATTGTCTCAGCAAGTCGACCTCGGTCAATCTCGCGACCTGTCAACTTGTCCTGAATATCAAAATACTTTTCTGGTCCTACCGCGTGCATTCCAATAAGGTCTGTTAACTGCGTGAAGCCTTCAGGGCTTTGTTGATATGTCTGCCACGCCTGTTCAGGAGATACGCCAATTTGCTGCAGCGTATTCTGGTGAGTGGCAAGCTCTCGCATCACCGCTTCTGGCCCCTGAGCGGCGGCAATGTTCAATCGTGCAGACATATCGCCCATCGCCTGATTTCTGTCAGCATCAACAAACCCCATGCCCTGACGAATTGTTTCAATCTGTTCTGGATTCGTGGCCGCGAGTTGACGCAAGGCATCTCGGTCACCTGCCGCATAAGCCTGACCGAAAGCTTTTTGAAAGTCAGAAATCCTCTGAGCAGCCTCATTCTGCTGTATTGCCTGACCAACTGCACCAAGACCCTGAGCAAGTTGAACTCCAACGTTTGGACGCTGGCTGAAGTCGTAACTGGATAATGATGGTTGTCCCGGCGCGTTCTGGTTCGCTACCTGCATTGACGGCAAACCAGCAAGTTGAAATGTAGCCACGATAACTCCTTAGAAGAGTGAGCCAAGCAATCCGATACCTGCACCAATTCCGGCCCCCCACGGCGTCGATGCACCAAGCATCCCGGCAAGACCAGCTCCTGCAAGAGCACCACTTGTACCACCGGTGATGGCACTTCCAAGCGTGGATTGACCAGAACCCTGAGAGCGGATAGCCGCCATCTGTTGCGCAAGATTACCTGCGTTATTTGCATAGTTCTGTCCTGCCGATGCCTGGCCTGCTGCCGCAGACTGACCAACGTTTAACAGGTTGCCATAGTTTTGCATCTGTCCGGAAAGCCAGTTTTGCCCGAGCGTTGGTGCAATGGATGCAATTTGGTTTGATGTTGCTGTAGAGCCAAGACCTCCGGTGGCTTCCGCTGCATTCAGGCTTTGATAGCGAGCCTGATCAGCCAACTGTTTATACTTGTCTGAGTTGTAATACTGATTGAGAGCACTGTTCTGACCTTCCAGCGTTGATAGCTGCTGAATCTGCTGGAGAGCCGGCAAACCTGCGGCGGCGTAAGGTGCCAACTGTTCCATCACACGATTGAATTGTTGGTTTTGCAGGTCTGCTGCGTACTGGGTTGCTTTTGCGGCTTCTTTTGCTCCGCTGCTTGATGAGCCACCTTTTCCGCCTTTTTCAGGGTAAAGAGGTTCCTCACCGCGCAGTTTCCTGCCCAGCGTAAATGCATATAACATGTTTATCTCCCGTTATTCAGGAAGTCGGTTAACTCTTCTCGGGTGGCGGCGTAAAACGTCACGTCATCTACGCCTTTGAAGTATTTCTTGATGGTTCCTACTCGTTTGAGCCCAATCATCGCGCAGTACATCTGACCGTGGCGAAATTTGCGTGCAGCAAATGATGTAACGCACTGAACGGTGGTGTTGGTGAGAATATATCGCCAGAACGCCAGGCCGATTTCCTTGCTGAAGCCGCGAATCTCAGGCAGGTACATGGCGTGGCAGTCAAAGGTCAGCGGCTGAATCTCGTTGTAATACACGATGCCACCGAACTGACCATGTACGTTTACTTCGAAATAGCGGCACTCAGGTTTGTAGTCGTATCCGTCACCGTTGTTGCTCCCGGCGATGATGTCGGGATGGTTGCCAACAGTTTCTATCAGGTCGATGTTTCGTGTTGGAATGAATGTAATCATTAATCAATCAGCCCATGTGCACGCAAGGCGTCTTCCAAAGCCTTAGTGCGCCGACGCTCAGCAATTAGAGCATTGGCTATAGCCTGGATTTCAGATTGCGTGTAAGTATCGCTAACGGTGAATGTCAGGTCAGCATCGAATACGCCTTTATTCGCCGTACCCGTAGCTGCTGTCCATCCAGTCTGTCGGGCGCCAACAACTTTTGTACCGTTAACAGAATAACTTCCTGATACGCTAAGGGACGAGAAAAGAGTTTGAGTTCCTGTTCTGCTGAGTGAAACATAATCAACGATTATCTCTGATACCTTACCGTCTATATCCTGAACTTTTATTTTCAGACCATTAACATCATTCTCTATTTCAAGAAGCTTTACTTTTATTCCTGAAATATCCTCTTCTGTTTTTGCAATTCTTTTTTCGTGCTCATCAAGAATTACATCCTGCTCATCATTTCTGACCTGCGCATCATAAGCACCGCCTCCTGCCTGATTTGCCTTTTCTGCAATGGAGCCAACATCAGTACCCTGATTTATGACATACAGAAGGTAAGACTGACTGAATATGTTGCGAGGGAGAATAGATGCATCAATGCGTGTAGCCTGAACCACGACAGGCTTATTAAGTGACTGGTCTGCCATATGTTACTCCAGACGAATTTGACACCCGGATAGTGTTACTGGTGATTTGGTGATTACTCGCAGTTTGAATCCGATTAATCGACGAATACGACCTACACGTTTCCATAAAACGCGCTTGTCGTATACAAACGGCTCGTTCTGCTCAATCATCTGTTCACGACCGTAATTGATGCCGTCAGTTGTTGCAGACAGGAACAGGCGGTCAGCGTATTGAGCAACACCAGTGGATGATTCAACCTCAAGGTCGAAGCATCTGGCGTTATCTGCTTTGAAAAGGGGCGTAAACAGTAGGTGTTCTTGTTGTTTGTCGTACTGGCTGCTGATGTCGAATTGCAATTGTCCGATCACAGCTTCTGATTTGTCGCCGCACGTTATCTGGTTGCCTTCGTACATGAAGTCGATGGCACGATATACATCATCGTAAAGCCCGGTTTTCAGCACACACCACTGAGGTCCGTTCTGGCTGGACGATGCGTCGTAAACCAAACATGGCGAGGGAGATGAATAATCAGAAGCTCATGAGAATCGAAGCGCAAAGTCTCCATCACACCCGTCGCAAGTTCTTCAGCGGTGTATGAGCGGATAATCTTCTCAATACTGGCGGTCGCAATTGGTGAAGCCTGCCCTGACCCGATGATGTAGACGGAAGGTGCGCCAGTAGCCGGATGACTGATAAAGGCATATGAATCAGCGAACGGCGTTTTGCAGTATGTTCCGGCAATACCCTTCTGTACCATTAGAGATGGCTGGGCAACGTAAAGCGCTGCGCCTGCTGTGGTTGTTCCGGTAAGCGAAAAATACTCTATCGTCGACGAGCCAAAGCAGACGATGAAGTCTCGCCATGTACCGATGCCTATGATGCCGTCTGGCTGCGATTCTGCGCGATATTCTGCACTGTATCGGTCAGGATGCGACTCATCTTCGAGGTCAGTGATAAACCATGAATCGGTTCCGTCTTTTGACCACGCATAACGCCCACGTAAGCGCGTAATGTCGCGAACTGAACCTAACTCATACTGCGTAAATCCGCTGTCTGTAGGCCAGTTTGAGACGGTTTTAACCGTGCCATCATAGCGATACTCGACCAGTTGACCATTAACGCCTGCCGCCTGTGATGTGCGACCATGTGCCATTGATACGCGACCACTTCCGGCAACATCACCAACTTCGCTTTCTCCTTTGTATAGCTTGCCACCGCAGACGCGATATACGGCATTCTGCGCCATGTTGTACTCGACGCCGCGCGATACGCCGTTCACATCAGAACGCTTGGAAATTCCCGGGAAGGAGCGTAAATAACCGCTACTGTTGAGTACCTCTTTGGGCGTTGCTAAAAGATTGACAGGGAGTTGGTCGATGTAATCAGCATTGATCGGACTCTTCCCCAACCCCTTCATTAGTGGAAGCTGCTGTATTGGCATTTACTCACCTATGGGTTTGGAATATCGCCATCAATCGGAGGCAGATCGCCAGGGTAATAGCGATCAGATGTGAACACGTCATACTTGTTACCCTGACCGACAGGAAAGTCTCCGCGGCGGCGCATTGATGGAACGACCAACGTGTCGGTCAATAGAGCGTCGTATGCCTTGGACGCGTTTGTCTCGATTCGTGGCGTTGGCTCAATGCCATAATCCGACATCATGCGGAGAAGAAGTTGGTAGCCAACAGCATGCTTGTATTTGCGTGGCAGACCAGAGTCATCATCAGGTAGCGGCTCTTCGTCATCAGCAGAGAAAATGTACCCGATTTCACCAGGGTTAATTAGCCACTCGGCCATCATATCTTCTAAATCGACAACACCGTCCTCTACTGATTGAGGTTCTACGTCAGTCAGTGTTGCGTTGGATGCCACCGCGAACTTACGCAGGGCAAACAGTACGATTTCACCCTTTGTTAGAGTCGTCGCCATTATCTGCCGCCTTGCGTCCACGCTTGGTTGCTGGTTTTAAGTCGTCTACTGATGCAACGAAGCCGAGTTTTTCGTAAATCGGGAAGTCTTTTTCTGCAATAATCGACCAGAATCATGCCAACACATCCTTTTTCTCGCTTGATTCGACGGCTTTCGCTGACGATTTGAGCCAGAGATAATCCCGGCGTGTCGTCGATGTAAAGCATGTCAATTTCACTCAAGCGATTGGCTGTTTCGATCGCCCTGTTGAAGTCACCATCGTAATCACCCTGATAGCCGTCATCAGCGTCATTTGTCGCCGGAAGGTAAAAAATATTCGGGTTAACACCTGACTTTTGCCCTACCAGTTTTTCCAGTATCTGGTCGCCTGGCATTTCAAGGCTGAACATCAAGGCAGGTTTTTTCTCATGCACTGCGCAGTTGATTGCCATCTGGCTGTATAGCGTCGTTTTCCCCATCTTAGGGCGAGCGCCAATGACGAACAGAGAGCCTTTTACCAGACCTTTAGGTGACAGCATCCTGTCCAACGATGGGATCCCTGTGCTCATTCCTCGTTGTTCGCCTGACGGGTCAAATCGCTTCTCAAGGTCACCAACCCAGTCCTCCATGACCTCACCAAATGAGCGAAGGCCGCGACGCGATCCGGTTTTTGCATGGTCTGTCAGTTGCGTGAAAATCGCCTGAATAGCTTCGTACTTCTGCGTTGCAGTCATTCCGTTGCGGGAATAGAGCAATTCCGTCGCTTCAGTCATGCGGTTGATGGCGTAGCGTTCCATTGCGGTTTCGCGAACCTGCATTGCATAGGCAACGATGTTTGCTGCGCTTGGCGTGTTCTTTGCGATATCAGCGATATAAGCAAAACCGCCAACTGACACCGTTAACGATTTACGCTCCAGTTCATCGAAAAGCGTCAGGCCATCTACTGGCTTTTGCTCCCGGTGCATTCTGGTTATTTCTTCGAAAAGGATTTTGTGTGGTCGGCTGTAAAATGAATCAGGCTTCAGCATCGCCAGAACTTTCTGGACGCGCTCACTGCTGTCATCATCCAGAAGCAATCCACCAATCACCGCCTGCTCCGCCTCGATGCTATGTGGCGGCGCGTAAAAATTATCGGTCATCGTGTTCACCCTCACGAACTTTCAGGTAGGTATTATCGTTAAGCAGGAAATCAAATCCCTTTTTGTGCCAGACGGTTCCGCGTTGATGGTTTTGGCGCTCTTCGAACATCCATCGGCAATTTTCGCCTACGTAGCTCAGATAATTTCTCCAGTCCTGCATCGTGAACCCATGCCCGTCAAGTTGGCGTGTTATCACTCCGGCTTCAGGCAACACGTAAAGACCCTACCAAACAAAAATCTCCTTACCTCACTACACGACAAGCCTGCATTGCGGCTCTTCAGTCTCCGATGCATACTGTCGCCGTGAGCGCGGGTGATGGCATTAAAGAGGAAAGAAAATGTCACTCTTCCGCAGAGGTGAAATATGGTACGCCTCGTACTCGCTCCCGGGCGGGAGGCGAATTAAGGAAAGTCTTGGGACTTCCGACAAGCGGCTCGCTACTGAGCTACATGACAAGCGCAAAGCTGAATTGTGGCGAGTAGACAGGCTTGGTGATTTCCCTGATGTAACGTTTGATGATGCCTGCATGCGCTGGCTTGAGGAAAAAGCAGAGAAGAAATCACTGAAAGATGACCGCAGCCGTATGGCTTTCTGGCTGGCGCATTTTGAGGGAGTACGGTTAAAGGATGTGACCGAGCAAAAAATTTACTCAGCAGTAAACAAGATGAGCAACCGCAAGCAACTTGAGATATGGAAAATCAAAGCTGCCGTGGCGCAGAAGAATAGAGAACCTGCTCCAGTCTATTCAGCTAAGCCAGTCACAACCTCCACCAAGGCCAAACACCTGGCATTAATGAAGGCAATTCTGCGAGCGGCAGAACGTGACTGGAAATGGCTGGAGAAAGCACCTGTTATAAAAATACCATCGGTAAGAAACAAGCGCGTCAGATGGCTGGAGAAAGAAGAGGCAAAACGCCTGATTGATGAATGCCCTGAACCACTGAAGTCTGTCGTCAAGTTTGCGCTGGCAACTGGCCTGAGGAAATCAAACATCATGAATCTTGAATGGCAACAAATCGATATGCAGCGACGTGTTGCCTGGGTAAATCCAGAAGACAGCAAATCAAACCGCGCTATCGGTGTAGCGCTAAATGATACCGCCTGCAAAGTGTTGCGTGACCAAATAGGCAAACATCACAAATGGGTGTTCGTACATACCACGGCGGCTAAGCGAGCAGATGGAACATCAACGCCAGCAGTCAGGAAGATGCGTATTGACAGCAAGACATCATGGTTATCAGCTTGTCGTCGTGCAGGCATTGAGGATTTCCGATTCCATGACCTGAGGCATACATGGGCAAGCTGGTTAATTCAGTCCGGAGTTCCACTGTCAGTGCTTCAGGAAATGGGGGGCTGGGAGTCTATTGAAATGGTTCGCAGATATGCTCACCTTGCACCTAATCATTTAACAGAACACGCGAGGAAAATAGACGACATTTTTGGTGATGATGTCCCAAATATGTCCCACTCTATAATTATGGAGGAAATAAAGAAGGCGTAACTCGTTGATATATCATGGCGCGCCCTGCAGGATTCGAACCTGCGACCCACGGCTTAGAAGGCCGTTGCTCTATCCAACTGAGCTAAGGGCGCCTTGTGAAGGCTTCGTGTAGACGAAACGCGAGAATTATACGGTCAGGCACTCCTGAGTCAATGGCTTTCGTTCCGGTTGCTGACTAAGTGTACGAATATCGTCTTTTCTGGCGCTACGACAGGCTCCAGGAAATCACCTGGACACAACTCAGCATGCATAAAGTGGGAATTAAGGCCACCCGTATTTAGAAAATCAATAAGTTTCTTTAATATTTCACCATGATTCACCTGCCGTTTAGGATTTTTTTATGCTGAATATCGCAATTAAAGAACAGAACAGTCACTTTGAGCATGGTTTGAAAATCATCATGACGCGTCTGGCGAATCAGTGGCAGCAGAGAATTTACTTTCTGTCGCCAGAAGAGATAGATAATGCCGATATCGCATTTCTGGCGCTGGATGATGATTGGTTCAGCGCTGGCTGTTATAAGATACCTATGCATACCCAATATCAGCTACGGGTAATTATTTGTAATGAATTCGATAAAGAAAAGCTCATGTTCAGACCATGTCTGTATATGCTGCCGCATATTTATCGGGAGGATGATATTGAAGAAATCACCCGTAAAATGATATTGATTTTGCATAGGCGAGCGCTTCGGCATAGCGTCCCTTCTGGCATTTGCCACTACTGCACGACTCGTCATTTTTCAGTAACAGAACGTCACCTGTTAAAACTCATCGCCAGCGGTTATCACTTAAGCGAAACGGCCGCTTTACTTTCACTCTCTGAAGAGCAGACCAGGTCACTCCGGCGTAGCATTATGCGAAAATTACATGTTAAATCGGAGCAGCAGTTTTTAAAATATATTAGAGTTAACCTTCATTTCTTACTCAGTAAGTAA